ACAAGGTTTTTGTCTTCAGTAAAAGAAAATGCCAGCTTAGCTGCGAGTGATGTATAAAAAGCCTTTATAAATAACGGTGGATAAAGATTAGGGTCTATTATATATTTAATATAAATAAGATATGCTTCGCTTATATTGCTGTAAATTGTCCTTCCGACAACGTTCCATTCATTCATGTATCTGAGGCTTGTTGACGATCCGTTGTGCCGTAATTCAATCGGACGTATGCAATCCCCGGGGAACGGGTATGAAAAATCCCATCCGAAAGTCGGTTCAGTTACAGATGCTGAAAGCTGTGCGTAGCACTTTGCAAAGTTCCATGTATGTGAAGCAAGCAGCTCTTTAAGTGTTGGTTCGTAAAATTCTTTACATAGAAATGATTCAGTAGAACCGTCATCTAATGATGTGATCAGAGACGCGTTGTCGCCGACTTTGGAAAGAGCAAGATTGCAAATCTGTTTCGTCGTATAGGACATTCACGGCTCCTTAATTAAACGGGGGACAGCCGAAGCCGCCCCCCCCCGTTTTTAGTTTTTAGGCATCATTAACGACAAGAATATATCCTGATATCTCGTCAGAAGACATCGTGCCCGTAAGATTTCCTACAATCTTTTTGCCTCCGGCGGCGACAGGCTTTCCCTGAAAGTTTGGAAACCCTGCTGTTGCTAAGCTCTCACCGGAAAACAATGATTCTACATTACCGGTTACCCCCATATTAAGAGCACCGCTTACAATAGCTGTATTTGTAAGGTGAACCCCGATAACGTAAGTATTCGGGGGAAGCACTTCGCTGAACTCCATTGCTTCGTCACTGTATACCCCGTCAGTATCAAATAAAACCGGAATGTATTTTACTGTTCCGAGGTATTCGTAAGGACGGACTTTCCCTGCCGCAAGGCTTGTTACTACACTTGAATTTGCCATTTTTTTCTCCTGTTTGATTATTAATTAAGCTTCTGCGCAAGGAATAACATTAACTTTTTCTTCTTCCATGCGTACTGCGCCTATGGACATTTTCACGAAAGCATACCAGTCAAAGCCTTTATCTGCGCGTTCGCTTATTTTTGTGGTAATGTCGGGGTTTACCTCGAACAGGGCCGCATCCTGAACAAACGAGAAACATGCACGAATTCCGGTGCTGTCTGTATCAATCCACGTACCGGTCTCTGAATCAATATCAGTATTTGCAATATTGAATCCGGTTCCGGCAGAATTCATGTAAGGAATTATATTTGATACAACAAAATCGCATCCCATATAATTTTTAATCATCATTCCGCCGCCGTCTATCGGACGCGCCGAGCTGTAATCAAGATTAATGAATTCATCCTGACGCATCATGTCTCTCCACTGTTTATAAGAAATAACAATACAGGGACGGTAACGCTCAATATCAACATTGTTGGAACCAAAGGTTTCAAGATTAGCCAGAAGCTTCTCATAAGTGAAGCCGGTATTTCCTGAATCCGCGCCGAGCGTAACAGGAATAATGTTGTCGGTATCAAATGCTATCGATGTTTCCCCGTTGTCTCCGCCCTTCGCTGTTCCCAGCATCGCCTGAGTGATGACGATATCTTCCTGACGACGGAATTTATCCATCATGATACCAAGCTTTGCTGTCTTGATCTCTGTTCCGATTTTTACGACATCAGCCCAATCCATGAACTGGCCGTCTTCAAACTCAGCACGGGATACACGACGGCGACTGTAATCTGCTTCACTCACAGGAGAGTCGCTGAATCTTGTAGTTTTTCTGGAAGGAAGGCCGCCGCCGCTAATGCGCTGGTAAACCCCTTCTTTTCGATATAGATCGCCGGTCGCCTGTGCTACTTTCGAGCGGAATTTTCCGCCGATTGCTTCTACCGTTTTGCGAACCGACCGGTCAAACCCTGTTACATACGTATAGAGTAGGTCTTGTGACATTTTTTTCTCCATTCAGTTATCAATACGAACATCTGGCTGTTAAGCCGTTTTCGGCTTGATAGTCCGCACCTGCGGGTCTTACCTAGGTTTTAAGCCTCCCGGCTTCGGTGTCTAAGTAAGGCTCCTGATGGAGTAATCTTCTGTTCACCGCATTTATGTATACGAAATCTAAATTGTTTTTGTCAAGAAAGTTTTTTCAATAATTCCGTCCGCTGTTTTACAAGCGACTGATATTCAGTGTCTCTTGTGCTTCCATCCCACTTAATCATTTTAGTTTCAATATCATCAAGGGAGTCACTAACCGTTGCAAGAGTTTCTTTCTGTGAGTTCTCTACAAGCTTGTCATTGCTTACAGCCGGCACCAGTTTTTCAATAACCATTTTTAAAAATTCAGGCTCACGTCCAAGACCCAGATCGTTTATTTTATCTGTAATTCCAAGATAATCCGTTGTCTGTTTCACCTTGCTTATGTTATATTCGTATTTGTTTCCCCAATCTTTGCGAAGCGAGGACTCAGCTTCCTGCATCTGGCTTTCAATCTGCTTTGATATTCCTTCTGTCGCAGATATAGCCCGCTGTGTATCCCATTCGGCAAGAGCCTTTGCCTGCTCTTTGCTTAAGGATATCTTAGAGGCCAGTTCCTTAAATTCATTCAGGGCTTCCTTGCTGTACGGAACGTTTTCAGGAAGTTCGGGAACGTCAATCTCATATCCTTCAGCATTACCCGGAATTCCCATGATTTCACGGCGCTTTGCAGCAATCGATTCATCTTTAGATGTCCAGAATTCTTCAAGCTTCTTCCCGACAAGCCCCTTGGTATTGACATAGCTTTTGTTCAGATCAACAATATTTTTGATCTGTTTAATCGAACTGTGGCTTCCGAGATCATCCGGCAGGGAAGAATAAAACTCATCTTTAAATGATCCGTCAGGATTAATCAGTTTTGTAAAATCCGTTTCTGTAGATTTATTCTCAATAACAGATTTAACCTGTTCGTGATTTTGGTTGTCTTCTGTATTCGTTACTTCATCCGCGACTGCATTGTCGATTACTGTGTCCATATTTATTTCTCCTTTGTTCCTTTAATCATTGTTATTAAATACAGATATGTATCCCGCTTGCCGTTCTTATACGCCATGTTGACCGGATCGGATGTATCTGTAAACGCTTCCCATCCGCAAACTTCCATGAGATCATTTAAGACCGCTTCCCCCTCAGGAGTATCAAATACATACGAATATGCACCTAAAAGTTTTTTGTTTATATTCATTACTGCCCCATGATCATTGCTACAGGACTTCCTTCTTCAGGAGCTTTGCCTCCCTTTAATACGGCGTCCCCGATGTTAGGAAGGTTGTTCATAAGCTGCTGCTGTTTCTGCGCCTCTGCAGCGGCCTCTCGTTCTTTCTGTACAGTTTCAGGAGATTTAAGAGCATTCATACTTGCAGAGTTTGCAAACCATGACTGACGGAACAGCTTGTCTCCGTCTACATTTCCCAGCGGCTGAGCCATCTGCGGAACATATTGTGCAAGTTCTGTAAACATCTGAAGAGTCTGAAACGCACCTGAAACTTCAAAATTCTTTGTGGCCAGTGAAAGCTTTCCTACATATTCAATTTCAAATTCAGGAGAATCTTTAAGCTTGTCCGGCATTTCGGGAAGCATGTTGCGCTTTGCAAGAACGTAATATACGAAGGAGACAATCTTATTGATAACCTCATCCTGATAACGATTAACAAACGGGGCAAGCGCCATTAAATCGGTTGACATCCGTTGATTCACCTCGAATGCCGTCATGTTTCTGTATTCGTCAAGTGGACGGAATAAATGGTTGAAGAATATTCTGCGTATCGCCGCCTCATGCAGTTCAAATATGCTTTGCGCAATTCCAGGGTCTCCGTTCGGAGTAAGTCGTTCCGGCTTCCCAAGGGGACTGTTTGATCTGAATTTTACAATTGCACCGGCCCGGTTCGGATTGCTTGTGAATGTTACGCTGTCATCATCAGGAATAAGCCATTGAGGATTTGCGTGGTTTTCTGCCGAGATAAGCATTGATTTATAAATTGAGTTTGTCCGCCTTGCAGTCGAAAGGGACATGCTCATAGGCCCTCTTCCGTAATCTTCACAGTTTCCTATAGAAAATCTGCCGACAAAATAGGGCATGTAATCATATCCGCCCTCTTTAATAATCTGTTTTGTTTTGCTGCTTATATAAACAGACGCAAACGGCTTGTTTTCTTTATTTATCTTGCTTGGATCATATTCGGAGCGCTTGCGTACAATATGAATCACTCCGTATTTGCTGTCATATTTTTCATTTCCAGATCTCATGATATCAATAATTTCATCAAGAGACGCCTGTTTAAGTTCTTCTTTGCTGAACTCCTGTATCATCTGTCGGGCTGTTAGATTCATTTCACGTCCTACCGTATCAACCCGCCCCTTGTTATCCAGCATGATCCTGAAATCCGATACAGTAAAGCTTTTGAACCGTACGATACTGTCGTCATCTTCTTCCCCGTACATGCAGTTTGTACCGAAACATCCTAAATCAAGAAGCGCCTCCTGCTGTTCCTGTGCAAAATTGCTTTCAATAATCACTCCGTGAATCAACCGGCTTACCCTCTCGTAGTAATCCGCAACCTCTTCATCGTCCATCATTGACGGAACCGGATGTTTTATTTTAGCCCATACAGTCTGAGACGGGAACATATAGCTGAAAAATCCTGATGCAAAATTCCAGTTTGCTTCTACACAGGTGTCAATCATTCTCTGTGCAGGTTTTTCCATCCCCTGTACACGAATACTTGTTATGTTGTCTTTGCGCGGAAGGCACCAGTCCGCAGATTCCTGCCACATTTTTTCCCAGTTCGAGGCATTGTCATTCATTGACTTCCACAATTTGAAGTAATTAGAGCCGTCCATTATTCACCAAGAAGGGTTTTTGTCGCTGTGTCTGCAGGGTTTACCTTTTTTGTCAAAAGGGTTGACGTCCTTCCGCTACTTGAAAGAATCCGCCGTTTTTCAGCGGTTTGAGCCTGCTGTACATCCGCAGATGTTTCTGTCGGTGCAGGAGATATCGGTTCCGGCGATGATATTTTTGTTGCTTTCTTCGGTGACAGTGCTGATCCCATGGTATAATCTCCTTTTCAATTCATCCATTCTGTACGTTTTCCACTCTCCCCGTCTCTCAAACGCAACAAAAGGAAGATCAAACGGCGCAATTGCGAATATTCGTTTTATATTTCCTGCGAAGTAATGTATTACCCATACATCAAATTTGTCAAGAGTTTTATTTATACTTTGTTCAAATAACATATCAATCGAATACGGATATGCCAAAACAAAAATATCATCGCCGCTATAGACATACCGGTTCGGTTCAAAAAATTCAGCAACCATCGAATCAAAACGTGGACCGTAAAATTTCTTTGCGTAATCTATCGGCCTAGACGATGATGTATTCATTATCCCATTCCATTTTTGTTTTTCTTTTCGGCCTGTTGACGATATACGGTTCTACAAGACCAAGATGGCGGGCCATCGACATCATTCTTACACTGTCTGCTCCGTGACTTGCCCCGCTGCATATCACACAATTGTTCCTGTGACACGGCTTTCCGGTAGATTCACTTGCATGATACCGGCTTAAATGCCCGAAAAGACGCCTGCATGAATCCATATCCAGATGAAATTTCTTAAAATCCCTTCTGACAATCTCGATATCGTTGATGACAAGATCACTCTTCGGGACATACCTGAAGTCAAGTCCGTACAGGCTTTTCGCTGTCTCTGCCATTCCTTCTCCGGTCCACGTATTTGATCGTTTCCCGTCATGCGGGATGAAGTGTCCCCCGTACCGGTACGGTTTTGTTGACAGGTAATCTATGTAATGCCCGCGAAGTTTTCCGGTATTTTCATAATAATCGATAATAAACACATTGCTGTCACAGCTGTCCATCTGCGCAAAAGTAATTGTTGTTTTATCGCTGTCAAGCCGTACTCCGCCTAAATCCCAGAATGTATAAACAGGTTTCTCAGGATTCCATTTTGCTTTCGTACGCCCCTTGATCTTCATTTCGCTAAGTTCAAAGCTGTAGTAACTTCCCTCAACATGACTGACCGCTTCATTAAGATATTCCTGCCTTGCCAGCGAATAGCTCATCCCTGAATCAACTTCCCATTGAATGTTCCTGAATAGTTTCCCGGTAATCGGATCAATTTTTCCTTCAAGCTCAGGATTTATGCAGATTTTATATTCTTCAGGATAGCTTTCCGGCGTTATCCAGTAGTACGCTTTTGTATCTTCCGGTGTAAGCCACTCCGTATACCATCCCGGTACATGTTTATTTCTCTGGATATCTTTGTACAGATGGTTATCCATGCCACGCATGGTTCCGTTGAATATGCTCCATCCATCATTCTGTCTCAGAATCGGCCTGATAAAGTCGTAAATCTCAGGCTTGTGCGACTGCCACTCAGTAAAAATAAATCCCCGTCCGTCGTTCCCGAATACTTTTCCCCCGTCTGTTCCTTTCATTCTGATTATTGATCCGTTGATAAGCTGAACATAATGATCCTGATTATGCTTCCTTACGACGTATTCAGGCGGGCATAGAAGATCAACCATATATCCGCTTTTACCGTCAATCGTCGTTATGTTATCCCATAGAATTTCTTTACCAAGCTCAAGCGTCGGGAAGCAATAGTAATATGTTCCAACAACTTTTAAAGCCTCTCTGACCGTATAGCTGAAACAGGTTACATCTTTTCCTCCTCGACGATGATTGCTAAGAATTGCGTGTTTCGCCCCGCTGTCCATTGCATTCCAGAAAGGAAGCTGGTACGGCCTAGGAGTGATTACAGGAATCTTCATTCGCTTCCTTAATCTCCAGATCAATCATTTTTTTTGCCAGCTTCAGAAGATCGTAGCTTTTCGGAAGAGCATCCTTGAAGTCTATCAGTTCTATGCTTATATCCCTGTCCGCAGCCTTCAGGCCATAGATGTCTTTGAACTGCGCAAGCTCAGCAGCCGTAAGTGATCCGTCCATAAGCTTTCCATCAAGAAATCTTGTCAGCTCTTCTGATCGTTCTTCGTTCGTGAGAAGCCTGCCTCTGCTTTCAACAAGGTTTTTCTTTTCCCATTTCTTACGCTCTGCGCTGATTCCTTCTTTTTCCCAGAATTTTCCGTATTTTACTACATCGCTCCAGATTACCCTGGCAAGCGTATTCGCCTCTGAGTTTCCTATGTCTGTATTATTCTTTATCGTAGCATATATGCTCTGCTGATTCACTATACCGCCCTGTCTAGATTTTATACCGTATTCTTAATCACAATCAAAAATAAGTTGTCCGGGTAAAGGCTTTAAGGATGCCGGACTCACCCCAAAAGGCCGGTGATGAAAGTACCGGTAAGCCTTCTGACAAGTTCTCATTTATGATAAATTTTTCATAAGGTCAAGCAATTTCCTGCTCCTGTTTTCCTTGAGTCTCATTTTTTTCTCCCTTTTTGTACTCACTGCATTTGTTTTCAGGATGGTCTGCAGGACAATCACCGCATCGATCCTCTTTTTCCCAGCATTTCATTCCTCTTTCCACATGTCTATTCATAGTCATACCCACATTCTTCTTTTTCTTCCGCTAACTCAGTTCCGCTTTTTATCGCCCCTCTTCCAATGAGTCTCTCAAGCCCGTTTATCCCATCCTGTTTTATCCGCTGTATGAATATCCATCCCATTAGTTCCTCAAGATCGTCACTAAGCCCCCTCTCTATTGCCTTTTTTACTGTCGATTCCCGGCAATAGGCCGCTTTCGCTATCTCTAAACTGCTGTATCTCTGTTTCATATCGTGCACCATAGACGACATTTGTCGCCTTTTCAATAAAATTTTACTTCTCTTTTTTCAAATTCGACGACATTTGTCGTATTCCAAAGCGACATTTGTCGCCTTTTTGCCTCCCAAATAGTGACATTTGTCGCCTTTTCCGAATTTTCAGTTTTTGTATGGGGGTTGTAACCCCCCATCCCGCCAGCAAACAAACCCCGACGGCACCCCCCCTTAGACCCCCCCCCCCCCTGTAAAACGACGGGGTACGGGGTGATCATATAGCCGTTCACGGGCCCTGAGGGGCCGCAGGAGCGCGCTTGATAGCAAACAGGTATGCTTACAGCCTTGACGCGCGCTGGCGCCCAGACGGCAAGCGAGGGATCCTGCTGGCATGGTTGCGGCGGCTTGCGGCATTATACCTTATAGTACGCGTGCAATATAGGATACTGCCTGCTCTCCGGGCAGGGCGGGGGTTGCAACAGCAATTATTTTTTACATATGGATTTTGCTGGTAGTGGTTGTTATATACATCTAACAGCAATTATTTTTTATGTGTGGATGGTGTGGATGGTTTGTATGGCGGTTAACGGCTGCCTGATTTATCTCATTTTTGGGAAATTCTCATTCTTGTTTTTGCGAAATTCTTGTTTTTGCGAAATTGCGGCGTGTTTGGCTTGTCTGGGTTGGACTGTATGTTGTGTTGTATGGGTTGTTTTGGGATAATCATACTGCATGTTGTGGTAGGGCCGATTGTGCTTATGTTTGGCACGTTGTTTGCTTATGTTGTTGGCATGATATGCGACGATAATAAATGAGCAAAAAAAATAAAAAAAAATCTTGCCGTGTATACGTGCTTATGTAGTATAGGCAATAGATGGAACAAAAAAAGGAGAAAATAAGGTGAGACTAAAGGAAAAAAGTTGGAAAGACCTAGGCCCTCTAGGCTTCGTGTTAGGGAGTTTCGATGTCGCCTTGTGTGACATCGACGGGGTCAAGCTGCACTGCATATGCAGTGGAGCGCAGTTTGCGGTCGAACTCCGCGTGTCTCATCGCGGAGAAAAGTATGCAATCGCTAAAGATTGCATAAGAATTCACGGATGCGAGATGGAGGAAGCCTCCATCGCCTACCGCACAGCAAGCGGAACATATGAGGCCGGGTATTTGGGCCAAAGGACGGCCCACAACTCGTTCGCTGCCGCCTGCAAGGCGGCGGTCGCCGCCGCCAATGAGCGGCGGCAAATCTTGGAAGCGGCGATTGAGTCCGCGAAAGCGGTCAGAGATTACGCCGCCGCGTTGTCCGCCCAGATCAATGGCGACAACTAAAATTACCGGCAGGAAAAGGGGAAACCATGAAAAGCTGCAAAAACTGTGAAAACTGGATCAGCGCTACCGCTGAATGTGCGATCATGCTCAAAGCGTTGGTAAACGAATGGGCAGTCAGCCGCGAAATGAACAATGCATTATCTGCTGATTGTGATGTGGAAAACGATTGTAATGAGTATAAATAACCAATAAAAGAAAAAGGAGTAAAATAATAATGAAAAAATTAAATCAAAAAATAAATGTATCAAATATGATCAGCAAAACAGGGAACAATGTTCCTAATCAATTTATAATCCATACAGAGACCGGTTGTGTGTTTCAAAGTTATAATTCCATTATTGCGGTTATTGACAATGGTAGGGTGTTTCTGGACAAAAACAAATGGGATTATTCCGTTACAACTGGAAAATATCGTAATCAGTTTTTAGGCGAAACAAAAAAAGAAACGATGGCTAAAATTGCATCGGGAGAATATGAGCTTAAGGAATTAAATTAAGGAAAAACATGAACAATGAAAAAGGCAACAATCAAAAAAGACGGATACACAATTTACAGACACGCTATAATTTGGAAAGGTGCCGCTTGCGGTTGTGCCCTTAAATATAGTTCTATTGGATTCGGGGCCGCTGATACGCTTTCTGGCATTAAGCGTTTGATTAAAGAGCGAACTGTTTAACCAACGAAGGAAAAGGGGAAAATATGAAAAACGAAGTGAAAGAAATATCATACGCTTACCCTACAAGCTACAACGCAAAGAAGGCAGGGAAAAGCCGTACAGGTTGCTTTTGTGTCAATACAGGGCGACACGCTAAGCCGGTACACTTTAAAGCGGGATTTGACACACTAGAAGAGGCGCAACAATACGCCGACACACTGCCGCAACCTTTTGAAACCCTTTTCGGGAAAACTTTTAATGGGGACTATTACAAATAAACGAACGGGAAGATATGAAAAAGAAACTAAAAAACGAAAGGCGGACTCTATGAGTAGGTCAATACAGTATCAGGTAACATATAAAAACGGAAAGCGCCACCTTGTGGCGGGACTGTTTAACCCGCACGGCGCGGACTTTTCAACTTCTCATTTTAACGGGCCGGAAAAAGACGGTTTTATAAAAGCCGTTTCCGCGTTCGAACAGTCGAACAAAAAACAAATCAAAAGCCGTGCGTTATGGTTTAACGTCTCAACTTCAAAAACTAGCAATCAATGGTTAAATGGTTTTGAGCATATAGAATACGCTTTCCCGGCTTTCCGCAAAACTCTAGACCGTGTTTTCGAGACTGTAAACCGGTACGAAGGCGGGCAATTGCGCAGGAATATAACGCAACACACAAACCGGGACGATTGAGCCGTAAAGCGGAATTTATGAAGGTTTAAATTAAAAGAAGCGCAGAAAAAACACAATAAGTTTAAAGAGGAGTTTTTGAGATGAAAAATAAATATCCAATTGACAGAGAATCTCTAGCGGATTGTTACGCGGAAATTATTGCTCGCGAACTCAGGCCGGTTAATCCAGTACTCGTTTACAACTCCGATACAGGGCGTTTTGACATCCAATCAAATTTAAATCCCATGAACGAAAATGAGCATATTATCAGCGGACAGCTGGATACAAGCGACGGATTAGGGGATTTTCTGGGGGATTTAACATCCGAAGAATGCAATGAATTTGTCGCTGGTATGTCTGACGATTATATAATCGAATATGTGCTCGGCGAGATGTTTGTTTAACAATAAAAAAGGATCAAAAAAATGGAAAATACCGGCAACAAATTACAATTATATATCTGGACTGATTTTTGCCCTGATTACACCCCCGGACTGGCATTTGCTGTAGCGGAAACAAAAGAAGAGGCTGAACATTTGATAGAAAAAGAACACGGCTTTGAAGTTTACAACTGGGGCACATTGGAAGTAAGGCCGCTAAATGTGAAAACTGCCAGATGTGTTTACGGGGGCGGTTAAGTCAGCAATTATTTATTTATAATAAAAAAAAGGAGGTTTTAACTGCTTATGAAAATCCAACAAAATCAAAAGAAATCGGTTAAAAGCGCATGCTTTTTAACCCAAAATATAATATATTTAAGGAGTTGAAAGATGCTAACTGATAAAGAGATAGAAGATATAGCGTTGGAATATACTCGGTTGTGTGGTGGACACTGGGACCACGAAGAAGCTATACCCGATGGAGATATCTTAGAGTTTGCAAGGGCCATAGAAAAAGCTGTCTTGTTTGATGAGCTACAAACTTGGACAACATCAAGATGGTGGGCATTGCAAACAACGAAAGACGAGCGGTGCGGGAAGTGCGGGCGGATGTTCTGGCATCATATTAAAGCAAAGATGCATCTGGAGGCATAAACCATGGATTTTATATTTAGAATACAGAATCATTATTTTGAAAAAGGAACTCCGTGGGGTGAATTGGATAAAATAGAACAAAGGAGTTGGTTTCTATCGGTTGACATAGAAGATGATGAAGCGGTCCCTTGCTACGATACAGAGCATGAATTAAGAATTAGTAATGGCATAGCTTTTAAGTCAGTAAAAATATTAACTGGTAAAACTCAAGAGACTCATCCGTATTGGGAAGCTTTGCTTGATATGAGCTATTCTAATACGTATGAGTTAAGAGACGTTACATTCAAGGATCTTCCAGGTGAAAGTGGAATTTATAGTCTAAGTATCTGGTTCGATTATGATGGTGAAGAACTTAATTTTGGAGATGACTTTAAAAAATTATGTGAATACCGACATAAATGGGACGACGGATGGGTTTGCTCAAGATGCGGCGTCCGGAGGGCAGACTGGGTTGAAGCAAATAAAACTGAGGTAATGCCATGAATAGCTATTACAAATTTACGTTAAAAATGTGCAGGTCTTTTTCGATAGGGTTTACCATTTTCAGCCCACATTACAACGGGTGGTTAATGTTAGAGCTTAGGCTCGCTTGTTTTGCATTACATTTTGATAAAAAAGGTCGGCGCTGGTTTGGTTTTGAAAATTATTGGAGGGGATAAAGATATGGGTATGTATGATTCTGGTTACAAGGATGGTGCGAACGCAGGTTATAAATTAGCAATTGATGATATCCTTGAAAAATTAAACGATTTCGGATTTAAACATAATATTAAAATTCACAGTCCAAAAGATAATATTGATGATATTGTTACTTTAATTAAGTTTTATAAATTAGCATATGAAAACGCACTTAATGAAATAGCCTAAAGTCACTCAAATGAAGAAGAGGAAATTGACGGAACTATGTGTTTCGCTGTTTCATGTGGCTGTGAATTTTGTAAACAATGGAGGATGCTTAATGAGCAATAATTTCCAGATGGGCCGCTGTGAAGATTGTATCAATTTCGACAAGGAAGTTTCATTTTTGAAAAAGAAAATAGAACAGCTACAGAAAGAAAAAGAAAATCTTTATAACAGGTGTCTTGAGAATAAAGAAGCGATGTATGACGCAGTTATAAATGGAAACGATAACCACTTAATTGAATTGGTTGAAAGGGAGTCAACAAAATATGAAATGGGTAGAAACCACCGACAAAAACAATCCACTTTCATGTATGGGTGAATATTGCTGCGATATACCTTGGCTTGAACACTCAACAAATGGAGGCGTAGCATACTACTCTGTTAGAAAAGATATATCTGGATTATGGGAGTCAATGATCTGGTATGGTAATAGAGGCCACTCTGCAGGTAAACCATCGAAGACAGAAATAGATGCAAAAGCAGTATGCCTTGAACATCTAAAAAGAATGTACGCTGAATTTTCTGTTCAAATAGGTAAAATTTTAGGGGGCTATGATGAGAACTAAAACACTGAATCAAATAGCACAAGAAGCTGCTAAATATGCCGTTGAAACACTCGACATAGAACGCGCATTGGTTGTTAAACAGGCAAGGGATGAAGAAAGAGCATCTGCCGCAATGTGTACTGGGATAGGGGATGATATTATAAATGTATGTAGGGAATATGCGCTCCTTCTTGCTGCCGATTTGGTTAGATTAGACGGGCATTTGATTGCTAATATTGAATCAAAATTGTATGCGTATCTTGAAAATCTTCCTTCGTATTCCAGCTTATACACAAACAGGTTGGACGCTGAATTAGCAGAAGACCAAAGGATTATAAAGAAAACAAATGAAAATCTATAAAATCACAGAATCCAGCGAATATCTTGGGGTAACGAATCTAACGGAATTTGAAAAGGAGGAAAGAAATGAACAAATCTGAAGCAGGGAAACTGGGCGGACGAAAAAAGAATCCGCGCAAGGGGTTCGGGTCGGCAGAGGTTTTGAGAAAGGCCCTTGAAACCCGCAGGCGCAGACTGGCCAGCAAAGAAGCGGATCGGATTGAGGCGGGAATCATCCTGCCGCATGAAATCCAAGGAAAAACAGGAGAAGAAAGAAAATCAATATTGGAAAGAGGAATAAAATGATCACAAAATCTTATCTTGCAAAAAAAGTCGCTGAAAAAGGAGATTTGTATCTCGATGCAGACGGGGCCGCCGGAATTATAGAATACATAAACCGCTGCGGTATAGTAACATTCAAAAGCAAGGGACACAAAAGGATAGTCTATCCAGAGGAGTTCGAGTATTTTACACCGATTATTCTAAATTGGAGGGAACAAAATGAAAATTAAAAGACATCTGAAAATAGAGGTGCTGCTGCTTGTTAATATATGCCTGCGGATGATAGTGGAATAAAGCTTGACCGTATATACAACGTCCTGTATTATGGGAAATAAATAAAGGAGAAACCGTGAACAAATATGATCATAACGGGAACCCGGTATTCCGTACCTGCTGCATTTGCGGCAACAAGTACCACATTGACGGCCCGGAAGAACTGTACGAAGCAGACAGCAGTGAAACGGTCTGCAAAGGATGTGTAAAAGAGGTTGTAATGTATTCCATAAACTGCCTGGAATCCCTGCCGGTCGGGCGTTTCTACGGGGAATGTGAGTATAACGGCGAAAATTTCACTACGAAAATCGTTGAATCAAAAAAAGAGGCCAGAACGCGCCTGCTGGAAGTAATGGACATCCTTTATCCCGGCATGGAAAGGATCGAGCATGAAAGTTAAACAAATAAAAGACAACAAATATATAATCGACATCAAAGGGCATGTTGTCATCCTGACTCTGCAGGAGGCTCAGGATCTTGCTGACTCTATAAATATCGCCCTGATGGATGCAGAGCTTACCGGCACAGAATACCGGTACGGGGAGCACGGTCATGATGATTGGAAAAGACAAAAGGAAATCGACAATGAGATTTAGAATAACAGGAATAGAAGCACAGTCTAAAAAACAGTGCGATACATTTAAAACCCTGCGCCCGGTAGGCTCTGTGCGATTAATCAGGGACAAAGAAAACGCTTACGATCCTTTCGCCATAGAAGTATGGTTTGATGATGTGATGCTTGGCTATGTACCCGGAATGAAGCGCGACGGGGTTTATACCGGATCGGATTTGCAGAAACGAATCATAGAAGATCAAATATACACGGCAAAGATTACCGGATACGGATATATCGACGGAAACGACTGGAATGATGATCACAGGGGGCGTTTAGGTTCTGTTGAGCTGGAAATAGGCGTGGAAGAGTCCGCCGGTAGGTCTATAGGCGGAGATTATATGCGGGTGACCGAGTTCATAAGCTATCTGAACCCGTACGGAAAATCTGACGGGCTCATTAAATGGGCGTTTGATCAGGGAAATACGTATGAAGCATACTCAGAAGCTCTAAATTCGGCCTCTGAGGCCGGAACGGCCCTTCACCTTGCCATAGAGACGGAATTACTTGGAAAGCCGCCAGACGGCGAATTTGGGCGCTTCTCGACCGCGTGGGAAAATTTTAAGTTAAAATATGAAATCGAACCCATCTGGATGGAAGAAAGATTCTATGATTCGACACTAATGGTCACCGGACAGCCGGATTTTTTCGGATACTGTAACGGGAAACTGATGGTTCTTGACTGGAAAAGCTCCAAAAAACCGAGCATTAAACATCTTATGCAACTGGCGATATATGCCAGCAACTGCCAGTTCGACGGAAAACCACCGGAGGCGGCGATGGTTATCTGCTTCGGGTCGCAAAACAAACAGGGCTTTACAACCAGAACATGGAGAAAAGACCAGATTGAGTCGGCATACGAAGCGATGAAGCACCTTCGGAAGGTTGTTGACGCGGTAGGTTATATTTCAAAAGAAAAGGCGTATAACAAATGAGCGAAAAAGCGGTCATGAAAAATGAATGGATTCGATTCTTGACCGGCAATACCGGGCAGGCGTACATTTCGCCCACATCCCCCTCGTGGGCTTCGGCCCCGGGGCGCGAGGCCGCGCCATCTGGTGCGGCCTTTGCATTTTCCGGAATGCTTCTCCATGCAGGAGGGTGTTCCGAATGAAAAAAACCGTCTTTTACATCGATGGATTCAATTTCTACTACAGTGCGGTCAAGCGCAGGGTCTGATCTGGATAAAAACTTCGGGAGATTCACAAATGAACAGGGGATACATAAAACTTTGGCGATCTTGCACGGATGATGATCTTTATTTCCTCGAACCATTTACAAAATG